AAAGCGCGGCTGGTACCACCTGCACGAGCTGCGGCTGGACTCGGGCGCCTTCCTGCTGGTTGGCAGCTTCGGCGTGTGGCGCGGCAACGACCCGGGCAGCACCCGCGTCGAGCTGGCCAAGGGCACGCCCATGTCGGCCGAGCAGCGCGCTGCGCTGAAGGCCCGGGTCAGCGCCGACCGCAAGGCTGAAGAGCTGGCCCGCCGCGCCGATGCCGGCCGGGCCGCCACACGCGCCCAGGCCATGTGGCGCCGGCTCGAGGCCGAGGGCGACAGCGAGTACCTGCGCCGCAAGTGCGTCCAGGCGCACGGCCTGCGGTACAGCACCACGGGCACGCTGGTGATCCCGATGCTCGACGCCGGCGGCCAGATCCACGGCCTGCAGCTGATCTACCCGGCCGGCCACCCGCGCCGCAAGCGCCTGGGCCGCGACAAGGATTTCTGGCCGCGCGGCATCGCCAAGCAGGGCCACTTCTTCATGATCGGCAGCCCCACCATGGGGGCGGCCTGCCTGGTGGCCGAGGGCTACGCCACCGCGGCCAGCCTGTACGAGGCGACCGGCCTGCCGGTGGCCGTGGCCTTCGACGCCGGCAACCTGGTGCACGTGGCCGCCGCGCTGCGCAACCGGCACAAGGGCCTGCGCCTGCTGATCTGCGCCGACGACGACTACCTGGGCAAGTGCCGCGAGTGCGGCGCCTTCACCCTCAGCGGCCAGGCGGTGTGCAGCAGCTGCGGCAAGCCGCACGGCCTGGGCAACGCGGGGGTCAGCGGCGCGCATGCTGCGGCGCTGGCCGTCGACGGCGCGGTGCTCACACCCACCTTCGGCGACGAGCGGCCCACCGACAAGAAGGGCCCCACCGACTTCAACGACCTGCACGTGGCCGAGGGCCTGCAGCTGGTGCGCGCCCAGGTCGAGGCCCGCCTCTCGGCATTGAAGTGGACGGGGCGGCCGCAGGCCGCGCCCACCCACAGCACCACCGGGGAGGGGGATGCAGCCGAGCACGACCTGCGCTCGATCGCCACCCTCGAAGAGCTCTACGAGCGCTACGCCCTGGTGTACGAGGCCAGCGACATGGTCTTCGACGGGCAAGAGCACGTCCTGGTGCCGCTGGCCAGCATGCGCAACCTGTGCACCAGCCGGCAGATGCACCGCAACTGGATGGAGTCGGTCGACAAGCGGGTGGTGCGGCTGCGCGAGGTGGGCTTCGACCCCAGCGAGCGCGACGAAACCATCCGCTGCAACCTGTGGGGCGGCTGGCCCACCACGCCGCAGGCCGGTCGCTGCGACAAGATCCTGGACCTGGGCGAGTACCTGTGCAGCCAGGACGGCAAGGCGGCCGAGCTGTGGCGCTGGCTGCAGTGCTGGCTGGCCTACCCCATCCAGCACCCCGGCGCAAAGATGAAGACCGCCGTCATCATGCACGGCCCCCAGGGTACGGGTAAGAACCTGTTCTTCGAGGCGGTGGCCGCGATCTACGCCGAGTACTCGCAGATCGTCGACCAGGACGCGGTCGAAGACAAGCACAACGACTTCATGAGCCGCAAGCTGCTGCTGATCGCCGACGAGGTGGTCGCGCGGCAGGAGATGTACCACTCGAAGAACAAGCTGAAGGGGCTGATCACCAGCGATTGGATCCGCATCAACCCCAAGCACCTGGCCAGCTACCGCGAGCGCAACCATGTGCAGGTGGTGTTCCTCAGCAACGAGGTGCAGCCCATGGCGCTCGAGCGCGACGACCGGCGCTATGCCGTCATCTGGACGCCGCCCAAGTACGAGGCCGACATCTACAACCAGGTCATCGCCGAGATCAACGGCGGCGGCATCGCGGCGCTGCACGACTATCTGCTGAAGCTGGATCTCGGTGACTTCGGCCCGGCCACGCTGCCGCCGGTCACCCAGGCGAAGAAGGACCTGATCGAGCTCGGGCTCGACAGCAGCGAGCGCTTCTTCAACGAGTGGCAGGACCGGCATCTGCCCCTGTCCGTCGTCGCCTGCCGCAGCGAAGACCTCTACAGCGCCTACCGCCACTGGTGCGGCCTCAACGGCGTCGGCAAGCCTGCCCAGCTGTCGACCTTCATCGGCACCGTGGCGAAGCGCCCAGGGGTCCAGAAGGGCCGCCACCAGCACTACAAGAACTTCAGCAAGACCGTCGAGATGCAGAGCGTGGTCATCACGCCCGCCGGCGCCCCGCGGCCTGAAGGCAAAGAGCTGCTGGCCGACAGCATCAACGACTTCAACACCAGCCTCAAGGCATGGAAGGACGAGGTCACGGCTGAAGGCACGCACGGCGAGCGCAAGGCCGAGCGCGCTGGCCAGGCGCCCACCAAGCCCCGCCAGGCCGTCAACCGCCGCGCCGATCCGCCGCCCGAAACCTTCACCGGGGACGACGATGAGCCGTACTGAACCCCTCAGCTTGCAGGCGTTTTGCCAACTTGCAGGCGCACTTGCAGGGTCACTTGCAGGCGAAAAAAGCAGCGCCTGCAACCTCGAAAACAGCGCTACGCCCGGTGCGGCCGGCCACTTGCAGGCGTTGCAGGCCCCTCACGTGGGCGTGTGCCTGTGCGTAGGCGCCGGCGGGCAGGCAGGCGGGGGCGTGCAGGCATGGGCGGGCGCTCACGTGTGCGCGCGGCCTCACTCCCCTGCAACCTGTAAAAAAGTGAGGAGGGGCAACCACTTGGAAGCGGCCTCTGCTGAAAAAGCCACCTGCAACCACGGCAGCAACCCCTGCAACGGCTGCAACGCCTGCAACTGGAGCCCGGCATGAACTTCACCATCGACACCCGCGACCTCGACCGAGTGCGCAAGTCCTTCGCCCGCTTCAGCGACCGGCGCTTCAATGCTGGCCTGGCCACCGCGCTCACCCGCACCGCCCAGGCGGTGAAGGTGGCCCAGCAGGCTGAGATGCGCGACGTGTTCGATCGCCCCAGCCCGTACACCCTGGGCGCGGTGTTCGTCGATCGCGCTCGCGCCGACAAGCTCGAGGCCCGGGTCGGCATCGCCGACAGCCCCGGCGGCCGGGGCCGGGCGGCCATCAAGTACCTGCGCTGGCAGATCAGCGGCGGCCAGCGCACGCCGAAGGCCTACGAGCGCGCACTGATGCGCGCCGGCGCCCTGCCCGACGACATGCGCACCGTGCCCGGAAAGTACGCCCGGCTCGACGCCTTCGGCAACATCAGCGCCGGCCAGATCCGCCAGATCCTCAGCCAGCTGCGCATCGAGCTGAGCGCCGGCGCCACCAGCGTGCTGCCCACCATCGTCGAGGCCGACAACGCAGCCACCCGCAAAGCCAAGCAGCGGCGCATCAAGACCGCCTACACCCGTGCCGGCGGCCAGTACGTGGCCTTCCCCAACGGCCGCGGCAAGCTGCGCGCCGGCATCTACCAAGTCAAGAGCACCGCCTTCGGCCGGACCGATCCCAAGCCGGTGCTGCTGTTCGTCAACCAGGCCCAGTACGAGGCCGGTCGCTACGACTTCGACCTCGTCAGCCAGATGGCCATCCAGCGCACGCTGCCGGCCGAGGTCGACAAGGCCATGGCCGAGCAGCTCAAGCGCTGGGCCGACAAGAACGGGGTCGCCGCGTGAGCGAGGGCCAGGCCTTCGGCAGCCAGGCCGACTTTGCGCGTGCGCAGGGTTGGACGAAAAGCTACGTCACCGCGCTGAAGAAGGACGACCGCCTGGTCTTCAACGCCGACGGCCTGGTCGACTTCACCGCCAGCCTGCAGCGCATCAAGGCCAGCACCGGCGCCCCAGAGCGTGCGGCGGCCGTGGTGCAAGGCAAGCCCTACAGCGACAGCCAAGACCGCGAGCGCTTCTATAACGCCGAGCTCAAGCGCCTCGAGCTCGAGCGCGAGACCAAGAAGCTGCGCGCGGCCGACGAGGTGGCCAGCGCCGTCGACGACGCCGGCGCACTGATCCGCAGCACCGTGCAGGCCTGGCGCGATCGCCTGCCGCCCCAGCTGGCGGCCCTGGGCGCTGACGAGACGCGCATCGCGGCCTTCATGGCCTTGGAGTGCGACCACCTGCTGCGGCGCATGTCTGAAAAGTTTGCCGCGCTTGCGGCGTCACCGGAGAGAGAGCAATGACCAACGAACTCAGCACCGTCACCCGCGACCAAATGGAGCAGGCCTTTGAGGCGTGGGAGAACGGCTTTCGCATCAACCCCGCCGCCTACCGAACGGAAGATGAAACCAGGCAGTTGCCAGTCAGCGCCGTGTCGGCCGAACGTGCCGACTACTTCTTCGAGTTGCTGAAGCTCGAACAGGCCAAGGCCTGAAGCCATGCTTGCGGCAGATCTCCGACCCATCCCCTGCCCACCGGCCCGCCCGGAGATCTTCCGCCGCCTTGCGCGCACCCTGGCGCCGCGCAAGGCCATCACCGTCAGCCAGTGGGCCGATGCCAACCGCGTCATCAGCACCAAGCAGGGCGCAGAGGCGGGCCCCTGGCGGACCGATCGCAACCCGCTGCTGCGTGAACCCATGGACATGCTGGGCCTTCGCGGCGACGTGGTGCTGATGTTCCCCATCCAGCTCGGCAAGACCGAGGTGCTGCTCAACGACATCGGCTACACGATGGACCGCGACCCGTGCCCGGTGATGATCTGCCTGCCCGGCGAGGTGTCGCTCAACAAGTGGGTGGCGCAAAAGCTGCAGCCCATGATCGACGAGACGCCGGCGGTGCGCGCCAGCCTCAGCAGCGTGGCCAGCCGCGAGGCCGCCAACACCCGCACGTTCAAGGACTACGCCGGCGGCCAGCTGTTCGTAGAGCATGCCGGCAGCCCGGCCCGCCTGAAGTCAACCACCGTGCGCAAGCTGCGCGTCGACGAGCTCGACGAGTTCGTCGTCAACCTCAGCGGCGGTGACGATCCGGTCGAGATGCTGAACGGCCGCACCAGCGCCTACCCCGGCAACAACAGCCGCGCCTACGTCAGCACGCCCCAGCTCAAGAGCAGCAGCCGCATCTTCTACCTGTGGGAGAAAAGCGACCAGCGCCGGTACCACATGGCCTGCCCGCACTGCGGCGAGCTGCAGCCGTTCCTCTGGCCCGGCCTGAAGTGGAGCACCGTCGTCAGCCCCACCCAGCCGCGCCGCGCCTGGTACGTCTGCCGTGAATGCGGCGGCGAGATCGAGGAGTACTCGAAAACCGCCATGATGGCCGCCGGCCAGTGGGTAGCAGCCAACCCTGACAGCCGCATCAAGGGCTACAACGCCAACTGCCTGTACTACCCGCTGGGCCTGGGCCCGCGCTGGGCCGACCTGGCGCAGATGTGGCTCGACGCGCAGGGCGACAACGCCCGCATGAAGACCTTCATCAACGACCGGCTGGCCGAGCCCTGGGAAGACAAGAGCACCGCCAACGTCAAAGCCAACCTGGTGCAAGAGCGGGCCACCGCCTACCCGCTGCGCACAGCCCCGCGCGGCGTCATCCGCATCACTGCCGGCTTCGATACGCAAGACGACCGGCTGGAAGGCCACATCATCGGCTGGGGCCGTGGCCGGCGCTTCTGGGTGCTCGACTACGTCAACCTGCCCGGCGACCCGGCGCTGCCCGACGTGTGGGCCGCTGCCGCCGACCTGCTCAACCGGCCCATCGTGCACGCCAGCGGCGCGCTGATGCAGGTGGAGGCCGCCAGCTTCGACATGCTGGGCCACCGCACCGAGCACGTGAAGAACTTTGTGCGCGCCCGCCGTGTGCGCCGTGCGATGGCCAGCTTTGGCGCCAAGGCCAACACCGCGCCCATCCTCAGCCGGGCCAAGCTGCAGGACGTGACCTGGCAGGGCAAGACCGACAAGCGCGGCGTACACGTGTTCCAGATCGGCACCGTCGACGCCAAGCACGTGCTGTACGCCCAGCTGGCCGCCGACCACGATGCCCACCAGGCCTGGCTGACCGCGCCCGACACCGACGACAAGCCGGCCGAGCCGCCGCAGCAGTGCCACTTCAGCGCCGATCTGCCCGACGAGTACTTCAGCGGCCTGATCAGCGAGGTCTACAACCCGACCCGGGCCCGATTCGAGAAACGCCGCGGCGCCGTGCGCAACGAGCCGCTCGACACCTGGGTGCACGCCTACGCCGCCACGCACCACCCCGAGCTGCGCCTGCACCGCGCCCGCGCCGAAGACTGGGACCGCTGGGAAGCCGAGCTGCTGGCCCGCGCCCCGCAGTCCGTCGAATCGAGCGCAGCGACTGCAGTCGGGGATTCACCGGCCACCGCCCAGGCCGCGCCAGCCAAGCCGACCGTCTGGCACAACTACCGCAACCGCAGCAACCGCCCGAAAGGCACCCGATGAGCCTGCACCGAATCCGCCCCGTCAACCCCATCCGATCGGCGCTCGAGCAAGCCATGTTGAGCCCGCGCGTGCAGCTGGCCGTCAACGGCTTCGTCAATGCGCTGGTCAACGAGGGCGAGGCGATCCTGCGCCAGCGCTATGCCGGCGAGACGCTGCGCATGTACCAGCCCAAGCGCGCGCGGGCCGACCAGCGCGACGAGCGCGATCGCCGGATCCGCGCCGACAAGGCCGGCGGCATGCCGGTGGCGCTGATTGCCGAGCGCGAGTCGATCACCGTGCGCCAGGTGCGGCGGATCGTCGAAGCGGGGTAGGGCGCGGACATTCTCTGCCTGCAAATGTCCGTCCGCGCGCGCGACAGTGGGCCCCAACCCCTGCTGACCCTGGACGGAGCCCCAACCCATGCCGAACATCACCATCACCATGCGCGAGCCGCGCCGCAGCGAGGACGGGCTCAGCATCATGGCCAAGGCCAGCGTGCAATCGGTGTCTCAGGAGTTCGGCGCCTACCTGGTGCAGATCGGCGCTGCCGTCGACACCAACAACGCGCTCGCGCAATCACCGGACTCACTGACGCGGGATGAGGTCGTCACGGTCCGAGGTGTGGTGTCAGGGGCTCGAAATATCCGCCAAATCGGCGCACTGCTGACTGACTGGACGGCCGGCGCCATCACCAACCCGGGCGCAACGGGCACCCCGGGCACATTCAGCAGCACACTAGACCCGACCGTCACCCTGTTTGGGAAACCAACGCTCAAGTGCGTGTTTCCATCTGACGCCAGCGCACAGACGTTCATCGCCCGTTGGACGCCGAACAATGTAATCAGCTTGCGCGATGTGCTTTCCATCCATGTGCCTGTTCTGTTCACCAGCAACAACGCGGCGGGCGGGGTGGGCGACCCGTTCCAGATTTGGATTCAGACCAGCAATGGAAAAAGCATTCGCCTGCAATTGAAATGGGCGGC